CGCCTGTGACGATGGCGACGCCTGCGTTTTCGTGGTCGTTCCAGCCGTGGCACCGGTGGCGGCCGATGGTGATGCGGCGGGTTCCGTCGGAGGTGGTGAAGGTATGCGACTTCTGGTCTTCTTTTACCCGGCGCAGGACATCGGCTTTCATCTGCAATATGGAGGAAAACCTTTCGAGGATTTCTCCCTTGACGGCCGAAATCGTTCCGCTCAGCTCTTGGAGCCGGGGCAGGGCGGCGGTTACTTCTTCATCGACCAGCTGGCCGTAGGCCGCACGGTCGCGTTTGGCTTGTTCCTTTGCCGTCTTGGCGGCTTTGGCCCGTTGGTAGGCTTCATACTCGGCGATTTGCGCCTCCGTCATCATGACGGCCTGTTTCTTCTCTTCGTTCATGGTTGTACGTTTTTAATCGTTATCGAAATGTTGGTAAAAATCCATGTCATCGGCTCCGGGTTCGTCGTCGATGAGCATCGCTTCACTGTTGGCATAGGCCCAGTCGGCCAGTTCGCCGAGGAATTGCGCGGCTTCGAGGCGTTCCATCTCCGAAGTCTGCAACGCCAGTTCTTTCTTCACCCGTTCAAGGGCGGATTCGTTTTGCTTTTCCATAATATCTCAGTTTATAAGGATATGACGATCGAGAACGATGCAGACCGTTTTTCCCTGTTGTTCAATGGTTGTTCCGGCAGGTTTCAAGCCTCCTTTGCGGGCAATGGTCCGCAGTTTCTTTTGTAAAGCGGGGAGTTCGTCGAATGTTATCCGAGCGAACGGTTTTCCCGCGATCCGGGGGTGGCGGCAAAAATTGTCGACACGCGCCCAGTCGGTCGTATCGATACCCAATTGCTGCATTTGTTTGAGACAAACGGAACGCCGGTGTTTCATCTCGTCTTTACGCCCCGTCAATTTTTCCATGCCGGCACAGCAGTTGTTGTATTCCGATTTTGTCATTTCCCGCAGGCTTTCTGTGCGTCCCGACGTATATTCCCGGACGATCTGACGCTTCAACTCCTCCCGGTCGCCGGTATAGGGCAACCGGTTGAACAAAGCGTAAAAACGTGCAAAATTGGTTATCTCTTGTGTCATGTTTCTATTGTTTTGAAGGTTTCCACTCTATGGTAACGACGGCTTCGAGTTCTCCACTGCCCCTGCATACGGGACAATCCTTGTGTATAGGCTCTCCTATCTCGTTCTCGCCCCATATCCAACCGTTGCCATTACAACAGCTGCATACATGCCCGGGGCTGCAAAATACTTCCAGTGCAGCCTCGTCCGGTTTCCCGACAGTGAGGTATGGCGGTGTCTCCAATTCGATGATGTTCTTTCTTGTGCTCATGTCTTAATCGGTTATTACAAATTGTACATAAAAATCATATTCCGACGTCAGCCGTCTTATCTGTATCACGCCCAGCGGGTTTCCGCCATAAGGGTACTCTATGATGCGGCGCTTGGTGATGCACCGGACTCCTTTCTTCCGGAGACGGTACAGGAGATTCGCCCGCCTTTTTCGCATTCGCTTTTCCATATCACAAGTTGTTACTCGTTTGAATGATTCCTTCTTCCCATACCACGAAGTAGCTTCCCGGCTCACCGATGGAACGTCCCTGACAGTATGCCTTGTAACCCACCACGCGCACTTTCATGTCGCAGATATATCTCAGCTTCAGCGCACCGCTTCCCATCGGCTGGCTCTTTTTCTCTTGGCTTACCCATATAAAGCACTTCTTCGGAAAACGCTTCATCAATGCCTCGGCATCGGGATATTCCCAAGGGGCGACCTGAAAAGAATCGATGATAATGAACTTCGGGCTTTTCGGCTTTTTCAGTCGCTCCATGACCTCTTCATAACTTTCGTCCACTGCGACCCGGAACTTACCCTGCACCTCGTCCATTTTCAGGTAATCCATCCTGCGCTGGAAACTCTGGTTCACGCCCTCCTCGTAGCTGAGGTACAACACCGTCCCGTAGTTGCACAGCTCTTTGCCCAGTTGCATCACGAAAGAACTTTTTCCACTGGCCGATGCTCCGCTGATGAACCATGAGGCGGTGTCTGCGGGGAAACCGAACGGCTTGCTCCACTTCTCGCCCCATGACAATGTTGTCCATTTCTTAGCGGCTATCTCTTTCGGGCTGTACGCTCGCTTCATTGCTCTTTTTCTATTGATACAATCTTATACTTCAAAAAACCCCGGATTATATGAGGGAAACTATGTATTGGACATAGCTGCCCGACACGCGCAAACCAAACAGGCAAATATGAACCTTTCCACATCTCATTTTGAAAGGGACCAGCTTCTTCTACCAATCCATCTTCGTTCACTCGCAACCACAGCAAATCTTGACCTTTATCTTCAAGAGTTATCTTTGTTGTCATACCGCTGCCATTTTAAGTTTCTCGATCTCGGTATATACCCGTCTCAGCCCTCCGCGTGTCTTACGCACGATTTGAGCCACGTCCGTACCTTCCGGAGCGTTTATTTTAGCCACGATACGCGCCTGCGTGTTCAGGAAAGCTTCACGCTCCTTGCCGTCGTCAGGTGTTACCTTGCTGTAACGGTCGCCGTAACGGCTCAACATTTCTGTATAACCCACTTTCTTGCACTCTATCGAGCGGTTTATCTTCTCCTTCAACCCGTCGGCTCCCATCATATACCAGGCGCAGCAGCGTTCGGTGGCGTTCCACAGGGCTTTCAGTTCAAGGAATGCCTCATACTGCAAGTCCCCGGCTTCGTCCAAAATGATAAGGGGGGTCTCCATCGAACGGAGGTAATACACCAGATCATCATACACGTCCGAATAGCGTCCTTTGCTGTCCACACCGAACTCGGAAGCTATCTTACGCACCAGCTTCTGCTTGCTCTTTACCTGCGAGCAGTCGATATACACGGCATTGCGGTGGTTCTGCACATAGTACCGTGCCGTAAAGGTCTTGCCGATGTTGGGTATGTCGCAAAGTATCGCCGAAAGGCTCGACTGCTGCGAAAATTCCAGCTGGGCGGTGATGTACTCGAACGTGGCGGTCTTGGCCGCTTTCCATTCCATATCGGCACGGAGGCTCACACCCAAACGTCTGGCGATGCTAATCCATGCTCCCTCACTCAGGGCTTTGTCCGTCTGTCCGTTCTTGATGACACTGTACACCGAGGTGCTGATGCCGAGGGAGGCTGCGTGTTTCGCGTCGCTCGGATAGTTCGCGCGATTGGCGGCTATCGCTCCCAAAATCTTCTGTTTCTGCGCTTCTGTAATCATATTTCAAACGCTGTTATAATGTTGTTCCAATCGTATTCTTACATGTCTGCGATACCCCGTAAAGCCTCGTTCACCGTAGGCTGCCACTCGTTGGCTTCATCTGGTTTCACCACTGGGGGCGATACGAGGCTCTCTGCGGCCTCTTCCTTTTCTGGCTGTATGATTGCCGTACCGACCCGGTCAACGGCATTGTCGCGGACGTATTTGCCGAATCTGCTTATTTTTTTCTGCTGCTCGATATAGTTCACCACGTCCTCCTCGGTCTGTTCGGCCAGCACCCTGTTGTAAGTCCCCACTTTCTCTACCTTATCGATAAAACGGTCGCCTTGGAATATATATACGTCCGTGGGCTTCCCTTCCTCGTCCGGCAGATAGTAGGCCGTCACCTTGTAGTCGTTCGGTTGCAGGCGTTCCAGCACCGACGTGTCGCTCAGCCACCAGTCCTCATAGGCAACTCGCACCGTCGAGTTGCGCCGTATGCTGGTTTCCACGCGCTCGCCTATGAAGCGACTCAGCGTGAGTTTGTCGTACTTGCTCAGGGTCGGGTTGATGTTTGCCATCAGTACCTGCCAACGGGTCATTCCCGGATATTTTTTCTGGTTGGGGTGAAGTGAGTTGTTCCATTCGGCATTGTCCCTGCGGTCATCGGCCACCAGCTGCTCATAGCTGAAATACTCCTGGTCTTCGTATGTATCATTGGTCTCGTCGCTGACTTTCTTGTATTCCACGCGCCACTTGCCCTTGCCGTAGAAACGCCCAATGCCGGCATGGTTCTTGTGAATGACGCTGCGCTTCTTCGCACCGTTAAGTGGTTCGGCGTATTTCTCCTGTGAATTCTGCGGAGCGCAGAAGTGAACGAAGTTGAATGCGACTCCCGCTTGCAGGAAACCCTCCTTATATTCGCTCATCAGGTGGTTCTCCACCTCTATACCGGCTGGAATGCCCCAACCGTTGCGCTCGATGAGCCGGAACATGTCGCGGAAGCAGTCCACGACAAGCATCTGGTCTTTCTTGCGCCCGTAACTCGCGCCGACCACGCACTGGCTCACCACGTCATAGGCGTAGTAGGCGTGTACACGCTGCTTGGTGTCCTTCAGCTTGCGTGTCAGATCCACATCATCCATCGTGATTTGCGACAGGGAGAATTCCCCGTTATGGCGGTGGACGTGCGGCATCTGCTCGTGCATGAACGTGGTATATCCCATGAGCGCATGGTTGACAAGCAGCTTATTGTTCGGTTTGTTCAGCACGTTGTTGATGGTGCTCTCGCTCAGTTCCTTCGGGTTGCCATTCTTGTCGGTGAAGTCGTCGGGGTTGAATACTTCACCGGTACTCAGGTCCCATGCCTCGCGCTCGCCGCAGACAAAAGCGATGTACATCTCATGCACGTTGCTGTTGTATGGCTTGTTCTCCTGTGCGGCAAGGCTCAGGATAAGCCGTTCGGTCTTGTAGTCCACCTTCCTTGCACTCTGGTTGCCGAATTTGCCGCTGATAAGGCACTCGTAGCCGTACTGCTTGTACTCGTTCACTTTCTTGCGGAAGCGGAGGATACTCGCCGGCAGGTCGTGGCCGAACTCCTCGCGCAGTGTCTCGATGGTAGTGGCCATCATGTCCCAGTTGTATTTCTCGCCCATCAGCTTGCGGTAATCACGGCTGCGGTTGTACAGCCTGATGCAGGTGTTCAGCACCGATGCGTTCACCGCATACTTTTGGGCAAGCTCGGCCGAAGCCTTGTTACTGTGTTGCTTGGCAGCCCAATCCATGAAGTAGGCAACGGCGGCTTGGTCAAGCTCGTAGTTCGATATTATCCAGCCACGTAACAGCACAGCATTGCCACCGGGGTATTTCTCTTCGACCTTTTCTTTATAGGTGGCAGGCAGACTGTCAACAGCAACCAAGGCATACTGCATCGGGCCACCTCCTCGACGTACCACATTGATACGCCCACGGGCGGACAGCTGCTTGTAGTTCGGGAGTGTCATAATGCCACCCTCCACAAGTTCACGTGCCGATATGCAAAGTTTGTTGCCGTAATACTCCATCACCTGCCTCCTTATCTCAAAGCCATCGCTTCACGTTGTATCGATTCCATTTCACTGATCTTGGGATTGTCATAGCTCCGGGCCACTTTCCCTCCGACAAGAAGGACCACTTTCCCGCTCTTCTTGTCTCCGTCGAGAACCACTCCGTTGGGAAAATACTGGCGCACATGACCATCCGTGTCGTGCCACGTCTCTATCTCCGCAACTTCCACCATGACGGTGCCGCCACGCTCCAAGGCCAACTTTCGGATACGTTTCGCCAGTTCCGTGTTGCCACGCAGGGCATCGAACGTGATGGCGTTCAATATCGTCTTGTCTGTTACTCCGAATGCCTTCATCAGGAATTCGCGGTTTTCCCTCGTTATATCAATGTACCGTTTCATAGTCCCACTGTTTTACTGGTATTACTCTGCGTTCTCAATCTTGAAAGAAAAGCCCTTATCCGTCAGCAATCGCTTTACAAAACCTAAATCGTATCTGTCAACCGGGAAAAATACCGCTTGAAAGTCCACACTTGGGTAAGCCTTGATTGCTGTTTCACCGGCCATTTTCTTAACCAATCCGTAAAGAAGTTCGGCTGTCCCGGCCGTTGCTTGTGCGATGATTACTTTTGCTTTCATTTTCTTTAATCCTTAAAATTCATTATTCTCGCCCCTTTTTCATATATTTGAAGGCTCGTTCTTAGTCGAACACGCTGCAAATATAGATGATAATTTTCAACCAAAGAAATTTTTAGGGGATTATTTTCAACTTATGGGGACAATTTTATCGAGAATACAGGAAATAGCCTCCCACGAAGGGATAACTATTGGAGCTCTTGAACGTCAAATAGGCGCAAGCAAGGGGGTTTTGTCGCGTGCCATAAACAATGGCACAGACATTCAATCTAAATGGGTACAAATAATAGTTGAAAATTATCCCCAATATTCACCCCGATGGTTAATGACGGGTAGGGGAAAGATGCTCGCAAACGAACCAGTTATACCCGTCAAACAGCAACCGATCATTGCCGATGAACGCCCTGTGGCCTCTCTCGCCACGCAACCAGGCAAAGGAATTCCCCTTATACCCATTGATGCTATGGCCGGCGCACTTACATGCGAACAAACCGTTCTTGAATATGAGTGCGAGCGTTACGTTGTACCGGTATTCAAAGGCGCAGATTTCCTGATTCCCGTGAAAGGATCGAGCATGTACCCCAAATACAGTTCCGGGGACATCGTGGCATGTCAGCGTGTACCCATGTCAGACTTGTTTTTCCAATGGAATAAAGTATATGTCATCGACACCAATCAAGGCGCACTGATCAAGCGCATCAAACCAGGAAGTGATAAAGAACACGTTTTAATTATCTCCGAAAACGAGAAATACGATCCTTTTGAGTTGCCAATATCTTCGATACATGCCGTAGCCCTCGTCATCGGCGTCATTCGTCTCGAATAAATCGAAGCGTCCCATTTATGGTCCTCATAAATTCCTGTTATCTCCTTATTTATTGGTGTTACCCCTTTTTTCAGGGACAAAAAGCGCGCTAAGTATCCGAATTTAGGGAAAATAACAAGTCAGCATTTAAAAATAGAGTGGTATTTTGGGGGGTACTATCGAATCAAAAAACGGGGGTATTTTTGAAAAAGTGGTGTTTTACCCACTCTCCATGCGTACCTTAAAAATCTACTTTTGTAACCCCTCTCCTCAAAAAGTGTAACCCCTCTTGTAACCCCTCTTGTAACCCCACTACCAAAATTTGTCATTTTAGGTACAAAAAAGGGAGACCATCAGACTTTCCACGACAGTATCAATCAAACACTGTTGAATTTACGTTCAAAACCCATTAAAAATCATTCCTTAGAACTATTCCAGAACCACCTGAAATAAGCGTAGATTGCTTAATTATAGCCCTTTTAGTGCATACCGTGCCATTACCAGACAACCCGGCATGAAAGGATCAGCCCGCTTTGAATGAAAGAATAGCATTCAATACACCCCGAAGGCGTTTGAATAGCAGCCGGTACGCCTTCAAATGCCCATTGACAAAGGATTTTATGAGAAAAGAATAAAAAAGGGCGCAAATCGCATGATTACGCCCCATTAAATTATACGCAAATTATAAAGATCGTCGTTTTAAGTCTCGGAAATTATACCGAAATTATAGCAAATTATACGTTTCGTTTTTTCGATCAAATCTGGGAGATGTCCGTAACAAACTAAACAACAAATAATTAAACGAGCCATTCACTATCTATCAATATACGCTTCGTTTTATGCCCCATATTTGCCGAAAAAAGAATAATTTATGGTGAACGAAAAAACGGATTATTTGTTTATAGAAAACAGAAGGGCAGATATAGAGATTTCTTTTTTGTGTTTTGTATTTTCTCAATCGCGGTCTCTATATCTGTTCTTTTATTTTTTCTGTAATCTGTTTACACAATAATTCAAAAGGAAGAGTTCCGTCGACCCAGTGTATGGTGAATCCTCGGCGTTCCATACCCCTGAAC